TGGACTGCAACCGGGCCAACGTGCTGGCCGTGCTGAGCGATCCGAAGCGGGCCTGGTTCCGCAAGGCGCTCAAGGCCGCCTTCGATGATGCCGAGGCTTTTACCGTCGCCTCCGCAGCGAGCTGATCGCCTACGCGGAGGCGCAGTTTGAACTGGACGATCGGCAAAGCGATGGCACAACCCTCCGGGAGCATCTCCAGGCGCTCGTGCGCAACACGGGCCGCGTGGACGAGCGGCTGCTGCTGGAGTGCCCTCGCGGCTGCGAGTCGATCTGGTCCGCCTTCGCGCAGCTCGGGCGCTCGCGCCCGCGTGGCCTCGGCGTGGGCGGCATCGCCTTCGCCGAGATCGAGGCATGGCAGCGGCTGACGGGGGTGCGGCTATCGCCCTGGGAGTTGGATGTTCTGACGGAGATTGACGCCCGCGTGCTGGCGCAAGCGGGCAAGAAGGAACGCAAAGCATGAGCACCGTCATCTCCGAAATGCTGGTCAGGATCGCCGCCGACACGGCGCAGATGCGCTCCGAGATGAAATCGGCGCAGAACGCCGTCGGTGGTGCCGTGGCTGGCATCAAGAACACAGTGCTTCAGCTTGCCGCTGTGGTGGGCGGCTTCAATCTGGCAGAGAAGTTCGTCGAGACGGCCGATGCCGTCACGCTGATGGACTCCAGGCTAAAGCTGGCCGTCGGTGGTGGCGCCGATTTCGCCAAGGCGCAGAAGGACATCTACGACATCTCGCAGCGGTCGAACGTCGGCATTCAGGAAACGACGGCGCTCTACACGAAGCTGTACGAGCCGGTGAAGCGCCTGGGCGGCGGCGTGAAGGAGAACACCGCCATCGTCGAGGCCTTTGCGGCCTCGTTGAAGATCGGCGGCGCCAATACCCAAGAGGCCGCATCGGCCACCTTGCAGTTCGCTCAGGCTATGGGCTCGGGCAAGCTCAACGGCGACGAGTTCCGGGCCATTGCCGAGGCATCGCCGCGTTTCATGAAGGCGCTGGCCGACGGCATGGGCGTGCCCATCGAGAACCTCAAGAAGATGGGCAGCGAGGGCAAGCTCACCGCCGACGTGGTGGGCAACGCGCTGATGAAGTCGCTCGGCCAGCTCAGGAGCGAGATGGGGACGATCCCCGACACCTTCGGCGGCGCCGCCCAGCGCTTCAAGAACGACGTGACGCTGGCCATCGGCGAGCTGAACGCCGCCGCTGGCACGACCCTGGGGCTGGCGGGCGCAGTCGAGGAGGCCCGCAAGCTGATCCCGGCGGTGAAGGACGAGCTGGCCGGTGCCTTCCAGGCCGTGGCCGAGTGGATCGAGCGCAACCGCGAGGGCCTGGGCCAGGCGTGGGCCATCGCCAAGGACTTCATGGCCGACGTGTGGGAGATGGCCAAGGCCTTCGGCCGCGTGGTCGGCTTCGTGGGCGAGTGGCTGGTGCAGTCCGGCACGCTGAAAACGACCATGGAGGTGCTGCGCCTGCTGGTGGCCGGCCTGGGCGATGGGATCGACATCGTGGCCGCCGTCTTCACCAAGGCCGGCGCCATCCTGCTGGACTTCGTGGGCATCTTCAGCGACAGCGCCAAGGCGGCCGCGCAGGCGGCGCACGCAGCGGCTGACGCCACGTTCAAGCGCTTCGGCGAGGGCAAGACCCAGGTGGGCGCCCTCAATGAGGAGTTGCAGCGCAATGCGCAGCGCACGGCGCAGGCCAAGGAGGCGCTGGCTGGTGCGGGCGTCTCGGCGGGCGATATGGCCAACGAGGTCCGCCGCCTGCAAAACCAGACGGCGGGGCAGAGCCAGGCGCTGGTGACGCTGAGGAACAAGAACGCCGAGGCCACCGAGGAGCAGAAGAAGGCGGCCGATGCGGTGCGCAAGGCCACCGAGGCGGGGCGCTCCTACGACGAGAGCCTGTCGAAGCAGATCGGCAGCTTGCAGCGGGCCATCACGGTGGGCCGCGAGCTGACAGAGGCGGAGAAGGAGCAGGAGAAGCTCACCGAGCTGCTGCGCAGCGGCAAGGTCAAGATGACCGAGGCGGAGGTGCTGGGCACCCGCGCCAAGATCGACCACATCGCGCAGCTCAAGGAGCAGATCGCGCAGACCAAGGCCTACGAGAAGTCGGTGAAGGACGCCGAGGACGAGGTCTACAAGGCCCGCGTGCGGGCCGGCGAGGAGGCGCAGAAGCAGGCCGCATCGATCAAGGCGCTGGCCGAAAAGGCCCGCGAGGAAAACACCGCGATGAGCATGACGCGGGAGCAGCTCGATCAGCTTGAGCTTTCCCGCCTGCGCGATCAGCGTGCCACCATGGCCGAGATCGTCGCCCGCGAGGAGCTGCTGGGCTATTGCAGCGCCGAGACCGAGGCGCACAAGGAGACCCTGGCGGCGCTCAACGAGCTGATCGACGCCCGCGAGCAGGGCGTGCACCTGAAGGCGGCCAAGGAGGCCGCCGAGGAGTGGAAGAAGACCAGCGACAGCATCGCCGACGGGCTCACCGATGCCCTGATGCGCGGCTTCGAGTCGGGCAAGAGCCTCTGGCTCACCTTCCGCGACACGCTGACCAACGCCTTCAAAACGATGGTGCTCCAGCCCACCATCAAGGCCATCATGGCGCCGGTGAGCGGGGCGCTGGGCTCGCTGTTCAGCGGCAACGCCATGGCGGGCACGGGCGGGGGCGGCGGCGGCCTGGGCAGCCTGCTGTCGTCCGGCATGAACCTGCTGAACGGCTCAACGATCAGCGGCGGGATCGGCAGCGCGTGGACCAACTTCGCCACCAGCGGCCTGGGGCAGAACCTGGGGCTGTCGTCGTTGCAGAACATCGGCGGCAACATGATCGCCGTGCAGACGGGCATGTCGAGCATGATCGGCTCGGGCCTGGGGATGCTCGGCAACGGCTTCGCCGGCTACGGCATCAGCAGCGCCCTCTCGGGCAACTACAGCGCCGGCTCCTGGGTCAACACGGTGGCCGGCCTTGCCAGCGCCATCCCCGGCATCGGGCCGATCGCTGGCGTGGTGGGCGGGCTGGTGAATCGCGCCTTCGGCCGCAAGCCCAAGGAGATGAAGGACTCGGGCATCGAGGGCGCGATCTCGGGCGGCGATGCGACAGGGCGCCAGTATCAGGACTGGTTCCAGAAGGGCGGCTGGTTCCGCAGCAACAAGAGCGGCACGGACTACTCGGCGCTGAGCGAGGACCTGGGCGCGGCGCTGGACCTGGGCGCCAAGGGCGTGCTGGAGCAGACCAAGGCGTGGGCCGAGGCGCTGCGGCTGCCGGCCGAGTCCCTGGCCAACGTCACCACGCAGTTCAAGGTCAAGCTCACCGAGAACGAGCAGCAGAACCAGCAGGCCATCACGGATCTGCTGGCCTCGTACCAGACCGATCTGAGCGAGCAGTTCCAGCTCATCCTGGAGCCCTTCGAGAAGGCGGGCGAGGGGCTGGCGCAGACGATGCAGCGGCTGGCCACGCTCTCGAACTTCAGCGAGAACATCAACGAGCTGGGCGGCATCTTCAGCAAGATCGCCGGCTCCAGCATTGAGGCCCGCGAGAACATCATCGCGCTGGCCGGCGGGATCGACGAGCTGATGGCCTCGGCGGGCAAGTTTGTGCAGGACTACTACACCCGCGAGGAGCAGGCCGGGCTCCAGGCCAAGAGCGTGCTGGAGACGCTGGCCAGCCTCAACATCGACGCCAGCGCCATCGGCAGCCGCGAGGACTTCCGCCGCCTGTTGGAGTCGATCGACGTGACCACCAAGCAGGGCCAGGAGCAGGTGGTGGCGCTGCTGCAAATTGCGCCGCAGTTCGCCACCCTGGCCGACTACGCCAAGGACCAGAACCTCACGCTTGAGGAGATCGCCAAGCAGGCGCCGGTGGTGGACATCCTCGACCAGATGCTGCCCGAGCAGAAGACGACCAACGATGCCATCAGCAGCACCACGGACGCCATCAAGGAGGGCAACCTGACGCTGACGGAGATCGTGGCGGCGGTGAAGGAGGGGAACCTCTCGATCTCCACCGGCTTGCAGGCCATCGCCTCGGCGCAGTCGGCCGCCGCCGCCTCGGCCGCTGCGGCGGTGGCTGCCGCCCAGGCCGCTGCGACAGTCGCTGCAACAGCCGCCGCCAATGTGTCGCTGTTCTCCTCCAGCCCGTCCTACACCGTTGACATTGGAACGCCGTGACGCTCGTAGTAACCGCCGACATCAACGCCTATGACCCGGCGGTGCCAGGCGCCGTCACGCTGCGCTACTCGACGCACGGCTACGTCTCGGGCGCCACGGAGAGCCCGGCGCACACCTACTACGACAACCGAATCATCCAGGCCGGCAACTTCCAGCGCACCATGTTCGAGGATGCGCGGACCTTCGGCAGCACGCGCCTGGGCTTCGGCGAGATTCTGCTGGCCAACTACGACGGCGGGCTCGATGGCCTGCTGAACTACGGCTTCGCCGGGCGCGATGTGGTCATCCGGCTCGCCGATGTGACGCCGGGCGTGGTGCCGGTGTGGACCACGATCATCAGCGGCACGGTGGAGCAGGCCGAGTTCAACTGGGACTCGGTGCGCGTGCTGATCCGCGACAACCAGCTCGATCTGGCCAAGCCGCTCCAGCAGATACGCTACGCGGGCACCAACAGCCTGCCCAACGGCCTGGAGGGCGTGGCCGATCTGAAGAACAAGCCCAAGCCGCTGATTTACGGCCGGGTCTTCAACATCGCGCCGCCCCAGGTGAACACCGACCGGCGCATCTACCAACTGCACGACGGCTCAGCCCTACAGTCGGTCGATGCGGTGTATGACCGTGGGGCGCCGCTGAGCGCCGGCGCGGCCTACAGCTCGCAGGCGGACATGGAGGGCAACATCCCGAGCGCGGGTCAGTACCGGGTGTGGAACAGCGCCGCCGGCTGCTTCTTCCGCCTGGGCTCGGCGCCCTCGGGCACGGTGACGGCAGACGCCACGCAGGGCGCGGCGGCCAGCAATCGCACGGTGGCCCAGCTCTGGAACGCCATCCTGCTGAAGGCCGGCATCACGGCGGGCAGCATCTCCTCGGCCGATGTGACGGCGCTGGATGCGGCGGTGAGCTACGAGGCCGGCGTCTTCGCCAGCCACGATGCGGACGAGAGCGCCATCGAGCTGCTGGATGATCTGTGCAACAGCGTGGGCGCCTGGTACGGCACGGACGCGCTCGGCACCTTCCGCATCGGCCGCGTGGTGCTGCCGAACATTGCCAACAGCGTGGGCACGCTCACGGCGGTGAACGTGGTGAGCATCCAGCGCATCGCGCCTCGGGATGCGGGCGTGGGCATCCCGGTGTGGAAGGTGAAGCTCGGCTTCCAGCGTTACCACGAGGTGCAGGACGATCTGACGGCGAGCGTGGCCGATGCCCGCAAGTCGCAGCTCTCGCAGGAGTACCGGCGCGAGGAGGCCAGCGATGCGACCGTGAAGACGGCGAACCCGCTGAGCCCGGAGATCGAGATCAACACGCAGCTCACCACGCTGGCCGATGCCAGCGCCGAGGCCTCGCGGCGGCTCACGCTCTACAAGACGCGGCGCGACATGTACCGGGTGACGGTGCGCGTGGACCAGTCCCTGGCCTCGGTGCTTGATCTCGGCAAGGTGGTGACGTTACAACTCAACCGCTACGGCATGAGCAGCGGCAAGGCGTTTCTCATCACCGGGATACAGGCGAACATGCGCGAGTACCTGTTCACGCTGACGCTTTGGGGTTGAGATGGCAAACGCATTCCTGGCTTGGAACAATCGGATCGACGGCGCAACGCTGGCGGGCGGGAGCTGGCAGGCCACGCTGCCGCTAGTGAACCTGCAATCGCCGGTGATGCAGAAGGTGGCCCGCAGCTCCAGCACCGCCTCGTCCAGCACGCAGTTCACGATCGACCTGGGTGCGGCGCGGGCCATCGGGGTGGTGGCGCTGCTGGCGCACACGATCAGCGACAGCGGCTATGCGCGGATCACGGGCGCAGAGACGGCGGCCGCATGGACGAATCTGGCGGCAAGCCCCAGCGACTTCACGAACGCCGCCTGGACCAAGAACACCGTCACCGTGACCGCCAACGCCACGGCGGGGCCGGACGGCTCGATCACGGCGGATCGGCTGGCGGCCACGGGCGCGGACTCCTCCGTGATGCAGGGCAGCCTCACAGTCGGCGCCTCCTCTGCCTTCAAGTACGGCATGTGGCTGCGGGCCGATGCGCCGGTGACGCTAAGCCTGAACGTGCAGGGGGCGACCACGGTGAGCCTGCTGCAAAGCACGGTCTGCAACGTCACCACCGAGTGGCAGCTTTTTACCGTGGCCGGATCGACCGGCGCGGGGGACACCGCCATCCGCGTCTACGTCGGCGGCTGGAACAGCTTTTCGACCGGCGAGGCGGTCTACGCCTGGGGCGCTGATGTGGTGGTGGGCAACGGCACGCTGTACGACAGCGGCTGGGATGCGGTGTGGCCCTCTGGCACGCTGCCGCCTGAGCTGCTGAACTGGGAGGACACGAACTTCTGGTTCGCCACGCTCTCGGTGGGCGATCTGGTGGGCCTGCAAAGCCCGTTCGTCCACATTCTGAGCAGCGAGCAGTACCTGCGGCACTGGCGCGTCGAGATCAGCGACACCTTCAACACCGGCAGCTACATCGACATCGGCCGCTGCATCATCGCTCGCGGCTGGCGGCCGGGCGTGAACTACAGCTACGGCGCGGAGATCAACTTCTTCGACATCAGCCCGAGCGTGGTCACGCTCTCGGGCACCAGCTACT